CTGAAGCCACTTTTCGGCGTTTGACACGCAACCTGGGCGAGGCCACCTTCATGCGCGCACGCGCGGATTGGGTCGCCCAGCGGTTGTCTGAGGGACGTCGGTACCCGGAAGGGGGTAAACCGTGTATGCTTGCTGTCGGGGAGCATTGGGAGCGCTGTTCTCCTGATCTGCTCGCCAAGCACATGGAGGCATGTGGTGTTTCGCACCGCGAACATGATGCCGTCATGACCAAGCACGCTGCTGCAATTGCCATTCCCGGCCGCCCTGAGGGGTTCAAGGTTCCGGTGCAAGAACAGCCTCCCACCGTTGTATCAGTCCCCCAGCGTGTCGCTCCTGCCAATGAGCGCGCTAAGGACAAGCGGCGCGCACTGCCTGAGGGGGCGGTGAGCTCGAGCCATGCTGTGTGCACTGACGACATAGTCGCTGCGGGGCAGTTTGAAGATGGCCGCGTGATGCAAGGCTATCTCTTCCGTGGTCCCGGCTCGAAGATCTATTTCGTCACTGGACGGCACAAGATCGATGACTCGGTCACACCTGTGCGTACCGTTGATGGGTTCAAGGGCGCCGTGAACAAAACTCCCATGGTGCTCCATCGGCCCGGGAGGGCGGATTTGAGCGTCATGGTGCTGGAGCATCTTGGCACCGGAGATGACCGTGTGGTCCTCAGACTCGGGGGTGCAATCCCTGATGTCCATGGTATCACTGTTGCGTTGCCGGTTGCAGGCAACGCGATCCGGGGGCGCTACTACGATGTGCGCTCTGCCAAGTGGATGGATGTGCACGGGCAGGTTGAAGCGGTGTTTCAGAACGCCGTTGCCTACAGCATGTCCACGAAGGATGGTGTTTGCCGCATGGCGGTATTCGACTCGCGAGGTCGAGTGGTTGCCGGGCACTTTTACCCGTCTATCCCTACTCCCGGCGGTACTTTTCCTGGTGGGCATCTTGAGCCCGAGACCAGCAAATTGATACCCACCGGCTGGGTCAGTGAGTATAATGTGCCGCCCCTCACCCCGCAGGCAATCGGGTTGCAGGCCATGCGAGGCCCCTTCCAGCGTGTGGAGAAGTTCAAGGTTCAACCACTCAGACGAGATGTGGACTTGACTGGAGTCAAAACTGAATTCTTCATGGCCAAGCCATCTACGGAGATGTTGAAGAGCGAGCTGGGCAAGTTCTTTGAGCCTTTGGGAGTGGATTTGGATCCCACTTTGGCACGTGTTGCTATGTATGCCGCGTGCGCAATTGACGGGGATGCTGCCGTCCCTTTCGAAGAGCCGGACCTGGAGCGTTTCCTGGCCATCGCCGCTGAGATGGATAACGACCGCACCAATGCAGGGTCGGATTGTATCGGGGAAAACCATCATGAGTACCTGTGCGCCCTTGGGGATGGCGATGCCGCGCTTGGTATCCGCCTGGCTGCCGAGCGAGGCTACCAGTTGTACCGTGTCTTATCTGGCAAGGCAGATCCTACGGATGAAGACAAGTTGGACATGTACCTGATGCGCATTTGGTGTGTGCAGGGTAAACGTGACGGCTACAAAGCCAAGAAGTTGACTGTCGGACGTTCTATCCAGGCACCCTCTTTCACCTTCAAGTTGCTGCATCGCGCTTGCTTTGAGCACGCTGATCGGGCTTGGGTGGGGCGCGGGTGGATGTTCCGTGCGGGGTATGATATGGATCAACCCGTTGACAACGACTTGTTGCGGATGTACCGGGCCACCCTGGCGAGTCTTGGGCTTGATGAATCTGGCTTCGACAGGCGCATGCCGCGTGAGTTTATGGAGTGTTATTTCAAGGATTACCTGCCGTATATGCATCCCGGGGTCCCGCGGATGCTGCTCGAGTACATGGCCGAGGCCACCATTGACAGCATGCTGCTCCTAACGGATGGCACAATGTATGCTAAGGAGCGTGGTAACCCGTCCGGGTATCCCAATACGCTTCGATTGAACTGCATTGTCCAGTTGGCAGCGTGGTGCTACGCTTGTGGCCTTCGGCTCACAGAGCTCGGGCGCCCAGCAGGTCTTCGGGATGTTGTGGGGTTTTTCGAGGACCATGTTTTCCTTGAGATTTGCGGTGATGACAGTCGAGCCAATGTGTTGACTGACTTCGGTATGGAGGTCCTGGGGGCACACGAGGGCTTCCAGCCGTGGCTGAAGATCTGGGAGACGCGGTTGCCGTGGAACGTCAAGATCGAGGGAGCGGTTGTGTTCCCTGTGAGTGGTGGCAAGTTCGTGCAGAGTTTTGCTGAACGCATGAACCTCATGCCACCCATCTGTTCGCGGAAGCTGGTTGTCGTCCAAGATCATCTCTGGTCACCTTTGTGGAACGCAGACAGGGTCGTGCGTAAGTTGGTGGCCCGAGGTACTTCTGATGCCATGGCGGGTTCAGGGCGTAGTGACGCCGAGGAGGAAGAGCTCCGCAGGGCCGCCTTCGTGTGTCTGCGCCTGCAGGTGTACTGGCATTCTCATGGCTTCGTCCATTCACCAGTTGTTGATTGGATGATGCGTAACGGATGGTATACCAAGGAGGTCGCAGCTATCGTTATGGGCTGCATTGGTTCGGCGCACCGGTACGCGGACATCCACTGCGTGCGGGTGTCAGATATGGTCGCCGCCACCAAGTGCGGCGTCGACCCGGCGGAGCCGTAGTGTGGCTTTGGCCACGCGGGAGGCCACCCCCGCAATATAAATAGGTGGTGCGGCGACATCGCTTGGGTGGGAGGGTGGCCAATTTAGATTGGAAGCGATGCAAACCACTCTACCACTCACAGCGACACACCCACTGAGGGCTGTCACCGGCCTGGCACGGCAGATCGCCTTGCCCGGTGAGCATCAGCCCCTCAGATTTCCGTCCTTTCCTGCCCTCGAAAGGACTGCGGTTATGGCTTTCAACCAGCCTACCACCGCGTTCGTAACCTCGCAGGCGCCTAAACCCTTTATGGTGTTTCGACAGGCTTGTTACCCCGTCTGGGGCAACCGCTTGCAAAGCTTTGCCCAGTCCGCTTCTTGGCGCAGTGTGGTCGTCCCCGCTGTTAACGCTAACGAGCAGATCGAGCTCCCGCTCGAGGATGCCCTTTGCTACCAGTGCTCAGGCAACATCCTTCGGCAGGGCACGATTCAGCCTGC